CCTGTGGAGTCGGCAAATTTGAGTTTGTTGATTCCTTTTCGACAAGCCCGAAGCACCTGCCGAATAGGGATAAGCGGTTCGTGAGTGGACATGCTGGCATTGTACCACAGTCAAAAGCGATTTTCAAATGCGGTTTTCGTACGGTGTGCGGTTCGGGTGTGTTCGCTGTCTTGTAAAAAGTGAAAATTGAAAGCCGGAAAACTGAAATCACATGAAGTTGAATGGTATTCTTTCTTCCCATTACCCTGCGTTTCCATTCGGACGCATTGACGTAAGCCAATCAATGGCAATGGGTTATGGTTTTGCACTGCACCACTGACAGTACGGCTCTTGGCTGATCGCCGTGCTCTCTTATTGTTTTCAGAACAGCGGGGGCACAACTTGCAAAGCCTGATCCACTGCCTAGCACTTCACAAGGGGCTGTCCCTAGTCCATGCAATCTCAAGAGTTACGGCAACACTGCCGCCGCCACTCCGTTTTCCGACATTTCAATTTTCACCGGGCAGTCTATCATGCAACATGTCAGAAAGCGTCAGCACTTTTGCTGTTTTCTGACATTGTTTTTTTTGACCGTTGTTTTTTCTTCATAAAAAACAAGGATTAGCCTAGAAAGTTCTTGACTTTCTAGGCTTTTTTGTTATAATAGAGAGAGGACAGCAGAAGCCTCCCTTAAGACCATTTGGGACGTTTTGTGGCAATATTGGACTGAAATCTGTACAACATTTAAGCAACTTTTCAAAAATCATGGGAACACTTATTCGAGTTTGGAAAACGATACCGATGCCAGTCGGGGCAAAGGTCAAAGGAGACGGCACCGTATCATGGACTGCCAGAGGAAAGAAACGAACCGGTAAATTGTCGAAGACGGGCAACGTGAGTCTTCAAGCCGATACGTGGACAGCGCAGTTCACGGACGAGACCGGCAAAACACGGAAAGTACCGACCAAAACAACGAACCGTGATACCGCCGAGAAAATGCTTGCCCGCTATGAAAAGGAAGTTGACCGTATTCGCACAGGCGTTGTTACCCGCGAAGAATTGGCAAAAGCGGAGGCTCCGCCGATTACGATTGACGAGGCATTAGACCGCTTGGAAACCAAAATGCGAGCCAGCGGCAATATACCGAGGCACATTTGCAGTACACGAACGCATATCCTGAAAATTTTGGCAGACTGCGGCATTGATTCGCTTGCGGACATTCGCCGGGAGTCTGTCGAACGCTGGATTGCCAACGAGCGGCAACAGGGAATCCGTTCGGCACAAACCATCAACATTTACGTTGCGTCGCTTAAAGCGTTTGTCTTGTATCTTACGGAAACAGAAGTTTTGCCGCGCAACCCGTTAAAACCGATCCGAAGACTCAACATTGAACTCGACCGCCGCAAAATGCGCCGTGCGCTGACTCAAGACGAAGTTGACCGTCTCTTGAAAGCGGCGGCTCGTGGAAAAAACAGGTCGGCAGGCACCCCGGAAGACCGTGTTTTGATTTATCGTTTGTTATTGGGTACAGGATTGCGGTCAACGGAACTATCGTTGCTTACGCCGAGTCAGATTAACTTTGAAAAGAGTCGTCTCACCATCGAAGCCGCTAAAACGAAAAACAAAAAGCCGGATGTTTTGCCCCTTCGGTCGGATTTAGTACAGGCTCTCAAAGAGCGGGTCAAAACTCTTGGAATCAAACCGCAAGAGCGGTTTTTTCATCATGACATGTGGAAACTTCGCCGCGCGTTATATGGCGACTTGAAAGCCGCCGGTATTGAACACAAGAGTTCGGATGGGCGCAGCATTGACGTGCATTCTTTGCGTAAGACATTCGGCACCATGTTGGCGAAGGCAGGTGTACCGTTGACAACGGTACAGCGGTTGATGCGGCACTCCACGCCGCTTTTGACGGCGAAACTGTACATTGATGTTGATCCTTTCGATATGATGCAAGCATTGGAGCAGTTGCCGGAATTTTGTCCAGTCATTCCGTCGTCCCTCAAGAATTCCGCTAACGACAGTGTTTGAGAATCCCGACAACGTGAGTCTTGTCGTTAGAGGAGAAAAATGAGACGAATTTCTATTGACAAATTTCGTTCGGTGATATACTGGCGGCATCATTGATTGACCGAGCGAAAGCGAGCGGCAATCAAAAAGAGACGTTCCTTTGGAGTGTTAACGGCACCCACAAAGGAACTGACGCAATCATAGGTCAAGTATGATAGACGCTGTGCGAATTGTACCCTTCCGGGTATGTCTTGCAATAGCCCCTCTATCTTACGCAATACCCGTCTGGGGGAAAAGAGGATTCCGTGAGCGGAAAACGTGCGGACATTGTGCGCCAATTTTGCGCAATTTTGGAAAAAGAGGACTGGGAGCCGGAAGAGTCGGCAATCACAAAGATTGTTCACACGTCCCTGAAAAACAAAGAGGGACTGCGTGCAATGCTCTCACGGCACCCCGCATGGGACAAGAATACCATGCGGATTACGATGCCAATTGGAACCAATGGCGAGCGGATCGACGTATCGGACAAAATGGGCGGTTTTCGTCTCATGTGCAATGGAATCGACACGGCTCCGCTGGACGTGTTTGAGTCTGTTTTAGCAAGGGGGGGAATGTTAACCTTCGACGATTGCAATGCCTTGCAAGCCAAAGGATATGCTGGCGGCAAAAAGGGACAAAAAATTGGTAGGGCAATCAATGCTTGGGCAACGGTACATGGAATCGAAAAACACAAAGACTATAACTGGCGATTCAACGAATTGATTAACGGCGGCAAGAACACTACCGACAGAATCGCCGTTTTGTCGATAAACCCAGTTGATTTTTTGGCGGCAAGTCATGGTAGTTTTTCGTCTTGCCATCATATCGGCAGGCAACACAACGGTTGCCACAAGAGCGGGAATCTTTCCTACACAATGGACGGAGTAACGATGGTGTTTTTCACTATCGCACCGGGAGAATCCGCCGATTATCCTACCCGACGAATTGACCGGATAAATTACCATTTCAGTTCCGGGCTGTTGATACAAGGTCGGCTCTATACCGAAACCTCGGACAACATTCATGCGGTTAGTCGGGCAATGGTATGCACTGTGATTGCCGATTGTCTTGACGTTCCAAACCTTTGGGTCAAGCATGCGAAAATTGACCAAAGCCGGATCGACAGTACCGGGAACCATTATCCCGATTATTCGAGGAATTCCGCTTCATGTAGCATGTCCACGTTATCGGGAGCCGCAATTCCTGACAAAATCGAAATCGGGCATGTTGCCTATTGTATTTTTTGCGGTTACGAGCAAAGCAATTCAAAAATTTTGGACTGTTGTAACGAAAGTAGCGGCATGCTTTCATGCGACGGTTGTGATGCAAGTGTCCATGAGGACGACGCTATATGGGTAGGCGATTCTTGCTACTGTCCTTGTTGCGCTTCTTATTGCGAACATTGTGGTATGTATCACCACAATGACGATGTGCGCTGGGTTGAATCGCTTCGTATCTCTCTTTGCGATCATTGTTTTGAGAATGACTTTTGCGAATGTGCCGCTTGCGACAAAGTTATCCAAAACAAGAACGCACATGACAACGGCGGCGACTGTTATTGTGAAGATTGTTACCACGAGCAGTTTTCGGGTTGCGAAGAGTGCGGCGAGCCGTTTAATAATGAGGACTTGATGGGAACCGACGATGACCGATGGGTATGTCGGGATTGCCATGCTGAACTGGCGGAGCAAGAGTCATGTGAAGATGTAACTGCCTAACCCGATACACAAAGAGAAGTAAACAAAAAAATCAATCAAAGGAAAAACAATGGAAAGACATAGACTTAAAAAACTGATTGACTATTGCCGACCGGGGCAAAGGGAGTTGAAAGCAATACTTACGGGCGAATTATTACGGCAACGGGGAAAAGAGCGGGTACTCGTCCGGGACGGTTTTTTGTACTCTCCCGGTAGCCACCCTGTTTTACTGATCGCCCATTTAGACACGGTACACCGGCAGGCTCCGAAAATGTTTTGTCTTGACACGACCGAATCTCCCGGCGGCGATCTATGGTGCGAAGAGGGGATTGGTGGGGACGACCGTTGCGGAGTCTTTATTATCATGGAATTGATCAACGAACTGGACTGCCACGTCTTGTTTACCGAAGACGAAGAGATCGGCGGTCGGGGGGCAATCCAGTTTTCCAATTCGGGCATTGAACCCGATGTGCAATTCATTGTGGAATTTGACCGGCAGGGGAATAGCGACGCAGTCTATTACGGCTGCGATAATCCCGAATTCATCAATTTTGTAGAACGGTATGGGTTCCAGCGGAATGAGGGAACATTTAGCGACATCTCCTATATTGCACCTGCTCTTGGCATTGCGGCGGTGAACTTATCCAGCGGATACTATCACGCCCATTCACGGCAAGAATTCATCAGAATTGCCGACGTGGATTCCATCATCGAACGTGCGGCTCGGCTCCTATCGAAAGTCGATACCAAATACGAATACGTGGAAAGAACATATCCCGAATGGCAGTGGGAGAATGACTGGCTATTCAGTGGAAGGGAGAGCGGTGTGCAATGTCCCTATTGTGGTGCGATCCTCGGCGATACAACGCTTTCAGACTATTGCCCTTATTGCGATACAGAGTTGGTAGTGCAATGCGGTTTATGCGGGTACGGCGTTGGTTTATCGGATTGTGTTTTGATTCATGGTTTCCATTATTGCTTTGATTGTTTGGAATGACCCCCGTACACTCCCCATCGCTTTTGTTTCGGTCGGCGGCAGGGAGCATGGCAAGACCGAAGGGAAAGCGAGGGCAACATGGTACACGTTTGTTTTACGTCTAAACATTTTACTCAAACGAGGGAAACCTATCGTAGGTCCGGTCTGCGCCGGTGGAAACTGACCGAATCCGAGTCTTCCTGTGAGGTCGATGTTCGGTTCGTTGCACAGTTTTTACTGGTCAAACCGCCGGGACGTGAAACGCGGTCGATGCAGGGCAATACTATTGTTATTACGTCCTACAATCCTCACGTTCCCGAAAAAACCGTAACCAAGTTCGTTCCTATCGGAGCGGACTCAATCAAAAAAGAGAGGAGACAATCATGCGACACATAGACGAACACCGTCCAGCGACGTTTCAGGACGTAGTCGGTAATAAGAAAACGATAGACCGGATATACCGTGCCATTGACGATAACGACGGCTTTGGGGGGCTGGTCATCATGTTGCAAGGGCAAACGGGCAACGGGAAGACGTTGCTTGCCGACATCATGGCAGGATACATCGACGGAGAATTGTACCGCCCGAACTGTACGAAGGATGCCGAAACGGCGGCAATGATTGAGCAGATTCGGCGGGATACGAAACAATGCTCCATGTTCAGTAACCAGTCCGTCTATATCTTTGACGAAGCGGACAAGTTGCACCCTGATAATATCGCCAACTTGAAAACGGCGATAGACCAGATTGACCGGCGGCGGCAGTCAAAACTGCCCTGCAATGTAACCGTGATTTTCACGTCGGCAAAGACGAAAGAGCAGTTAACGTCGGTACAACAGGGGCATTGGGACGAATTGTGCAGCCGCTGTATTACTTGCAAACTGGCTATTCTGCCGGAAGAACTAGACGGTTATTTTTCCGCTATGACCAGCGGCGCAGTTCCGAACATCAGCAAACGAATTTCTGTACTTTCTATGCGGTCTGCGTGGGAGTACATCGAGGATAACGAAATCGACATCGTAAAGTAGCGGCAAAATCCACTGGTTTTAACCGTACACTCCTCGCCGCTTTTGTTTCGGTCGGCGGCGTGGTGTGAGAATATGATCGGAACGTTTTTTAGCCCCGCAAAAGCGGGGAGGAGGTCATCATGAAAATTCGTTTTGAACCGAAGGACTTTTCACCAAAGTTTCGGCTTGCCGCCACTGTTGCTTCAGGCAGAGACGTGAAGCCGATCCTTCAAAATGTTAAGGCAAGAGCCGACAAAAAGAGCGGTCTTGTCTTGCAAGCCACCGACATCGAAGTCGGAATCCGTATCCGTGTTGATTGCGAGGTTGTAACCGAAGGTGAGGCACTCTTGCCCAAAGAGTTGCTTTCCAAAATCCTAGACCTGACCAAAGAGGAACGGCTCACGCTGACTCACCATGAGGGTAAAATTATTATCGACGGGGAGGTCAAAGAACGTTATACACTGGACACCCAGTCTCCGAAAGAATTCCCTGATATTGAGGAATTCGGGGAGAACACCTACCATGAAATTCCGGCAAAGGTACTTCAGGAAATAATCCGCCGTACCATTTTTGCGACGGATACCGAGAACATCAAATACGCTCTCGGCGGAGTCGGCTTTGAAATGGAAGGACAAAACATTTCCATTGTTGCCACCGATGGTCGGAGACTCGCATGGCAGGAGAGTTTTGGGGATTGCATCAACAACCATAAGGTCGAGGTCGCTATTACCCCTACCCGCACGTTACAACTGCTGAACCGGGCATTGAGCGATAAGTCCATTGGCGATGACATGGACGTAAAGATGGCGGTTTCCAATGGTATGGTCTGGTTCCAGTGTCGGGACATCACGTTATTTTCCCGTTTGATCGAGGGACGATTCCCAAAATGGCGCAGCATTATTCCGCAAACGGACGATACACATCTTGCCGTTATCAAAAGCGGGGAATTGCTGACGGCGGTGTTGCAAGCGCAAGTAACAACCTCCGAACTGGAACCGGGGATCAACCTCACGTTCGAACGAGGACGGCTCACGTTGCAAGGCGAGGGGAAGGAAAAAGGGCAATCCAAAACCGAGGTTCCTATTTCGTTCCATGAAGAGGAAAAGACGGTCAAGGTCGATCCCAAATTCCTGACGGACTTCCTGCGGGTCTTGGATGCCGACAAGAGTGTGTCGATTTACTTGCCGCCCGACAACGATCCTATCAAAATTACCGCTGACAACGGCGGCTATGTTTACGTCGTCATGCCGCTGTCGGGTTAAGGCGAGACGGCAGACCGCAGAGGGCGGCAGAGATAAAAGTCTCTGCTACCATCTGCCGTTTCCTTTCAACCTCTACTCGCCTAATAAAAAATTGCCGCTCCGAATGAAGGGGTCGCAAAAATGCAATCGTCGGACTGCACTACACTATTGACCGCTGCCGGACTGCTCCCATTCAGCGTCAAGAACCCTGTAATAGCGGCTTCGATTGCCGAGGAGCGGGAGATTTTCTTCTCGGTAGCATATTCATCAATCTTGGTGATGAGTGCGGGATCAAGTGTGAGGGAGACTATTTTCTTTGTTTTGTCCCCCGATGAGGAACGCCCTGTTCGTTGCTTTTTTGTTTCGGTCTTTGTACCGGTGGTTTCAATCATGGGACTCCCTTGTAGGAAAAACGCTCAACGTTATGATGTCGCATTGTAGTCACTTTTAACCCACTGTCAATTTTCAATGATTCTTACAGAAATTTTAGCGCAGGTTCGTGTCGGAGATTCTTTTTTTCGGGAAACCAAGCCGGGTATTCTCTATGAGCGGATTGGAGCACTGATTGAACGTAATGGACTGGGTTGGGCGAGGCTTGGAGGCACACAGCAAGACTGCGACTGGCAAATCATCCCCGACCAAAAAACCGACGAGGACATTGATGCAACGGATTGGACTATTCGCAAGGGCGATCTGAAAGAATATAACCCTTCGGCAAAGAAGCCGAGGCTGCGTCCGCTCTTGACCGAAAAGACCCGGAATGGATGGACATTTTTTAACCAGTTAGAACCGCCGAAATTGCCGTAGGAAACGGCGGACAGCGATTCACCGCCACCCACTACATCCAGTAGTGATCCATTCCCGAACCCCAAAATATGGATTGGGACAAAATTCTTGTTGATTTCTTGACAGCGGGCTTTCTGTAAAGTAGAATCATTGCGTCGCTGGGGGAGAAATCCCCACATTGTTACATGGTCACACGCGTATCGTGTTGCCTCTGCCAAGGTCAGAGTATTAAACCCTAATAAAATTTTCCATTCGATTTGTTCTGGCAATCGTGTAGAAAATTCGGGGACTGTCCGTCTTGATCATCGCCACGTTGCCCCCTTATCGGCTGTACCGGAGAGAATCGTGCGCTCCGTTGTTTCAGCACAAATGTAAGCGAAGAAAGAAAAAAGGGAAACGTCAAACTGTGAGAAGTAACTCGTTCCCCTAACCTAACATCCGGTTGCCCGGTCAGGTACTGATTCAGAAAAAACCGAATCAGCAGTCTGATTGTATGCACTTCCTGCAATAGTGTCAAGGGCAAAACCGGTGTGCAACCACTATTGTTCCCATGACTACACTGTTACAAAAAGACCTGCTGTTCACCAAACTTCAAGAATTTGACTCTGCGCAACAGGCGGTGGACAGAACCCGGTCTGAAATGCACTGTATTATTGCTGCACTGCCGGATACAATCGACGCTCCCATGACTCCCAGAGAGGGGCGGAGGGGTTGTCAGCAAGGAGACGGACACCGGAAAACAGACTCACGCTGCTCATTACTGGAAAATTCTTGCGGGGATAGTAGAAAAAGCCGTCCGGTGGTGGCAATGCCTCGGCAGTCTGTTACGGCTGATTCCAAATCTGACATCGAACCGCTTGTAGAGAAGTTCAAACTCCACGCAGAACAAAAGCCGAAAAAAACCAGAGTGAAACGTGTCAGTGAATCCGACATAAGAAAAGCGGTGAAACTCGTTTATGATGAAAACATGACGCAAAGTGAAGCCGAAAGAGCATGCAATTTACCGCCCAGCACACTGTCGAGGCGCAAGGGCAAAGAAATCATGTCGCAATATCGGAAGGAGTGGGGAACACCGGCTACCGTCGACGCGCAGCGTGGTGTCAGCAGAAAAACGTTGGAACAGGCTTGGATTCATGGTGATGACCGTTGATCTGCGCTGCTCCAAAACTGCTCCCACTTGCTCGCTCGAACCGCAATTTTCCCACTGGCGGCAGAAGATCATCTTGCATACCCCGCAAAAACCGGTTGTGACATCTTTCCCATTGCGATTCTGGAAAATACCCAAATTGCCGTCTCCCTCTATCTTCTTGGCAATGACCGCCCCGAAAAGAGAGAATCGCAGGGTTTATTTGGGGGGCGTTTTGCCTAATTTTGCCTAATTAGGCAAAAATAGGCAAAATTAGGCAAAATCTTTTTTCTGCATAACTCATTGAAAGTAAAGGGATTACGGTTTTCGTTTGCCTAAAATTAGGCAAAATTAGGCAAAATTAGGCAAAACGCCCGTACTTGTGTAGAGGCGATTCATTGAGGATTGCCCACCCCGGTTTCCGTTGGTTGTTTACACGACATGGACAGGCGGCGGAACGGGCAACGGAAAACTTTACCAATTATCAAATGATGCTACTGTCAAAGAAAAAATATGGACACGGGACTCCCGACGGTTATATCGGCATTGCCGAACTCGGCGGCATCCTTCGCAAGTCCAGAAAAACGCTACGACGAATGGTCCATGATGGGCGACTGCCGAAACCGTTACGAGACGGCAGTCACAAGATTTGGGATCGAAAAGACATGATGCGTTGGATTCAAAATGCGAAGTTTACGAAAAGATAACTTTTTTGGGGTGAGTTGCCCTGTCGGTCGCGGCTCTCCCGACCGGCAGGGATTTTGACACACGGGAGAGAACATTTTTAAGCCGAGCCAGCCTGAAGGATTGAATGGATTTTTTAGTGGATGGATTCCAGAGATGGAACACGGATGGGGCTGGCTCGGTGATTTTTAGCGGGAGTGGTGTAAGCGGCAGCACAAAGCCTGTCGTGATTAAGTTCACAAGGCTTGGAACGGGTTCAACTCCCGACTCCTGCAATAGGAAGTAACCATTTTTACAACTGAAGGAAAAACTTCACACGGGAGAATACAGAGATATGAACCGCAAGCAATCCATAACCGAAAAAAATGCCACTCCTGAAAAAAAGCCGCAGGGCATCAGGAAAAGCGAAGCACAGGACATGGAAAAATTGATTAAACGATGGGAGCGGAAATTGGAACGTCTCGGTTTGGGTGTATTGCCTCCGCTTGGTCAGAGTGACGGCTTTACAAGGTTACACTGCGGCAAATTAGACAAATGCCGATGGTATGAACCATTTGAGAATGCAGACTTGATGGAGCATGAAGCAGAGTGTTTTCAGAAAGCGTTGCGCAGACTTTCCTGCCGGGAACGAACTATCGTTAGACTCCATTGTGGAATCGAAGAAAAACACTGCTACTCGTTCAGAGACCTCGGGAAGATTTTTAAGATCACGAGCGGCAGAATCAGACAAATCTATGAGAAAGCAATCAAACGTTTGACGGATTACATTACGAACGAGGCGGTCAATCGATCACGACGAAAGAGTGTAACAAACCATCAATCCAACTAAACAACTTTAACCGCCGCGAGGCAGAAAGGAAAAAATGATGACACTTTCCAAGATTATGACGGGGATACAAACGGAACCTTTTCGGCTCTTGCTGCATGGAGTCGAGGGCGTTGGCAAAGCACAACCGTTAGATGCACAAATTCTAACGCCTGATGGGTTTGTCCCAATGGGGACACTCCATGCCGGTAGCGAAATCACCGGTGCAAACGGGAAACCTTGCCATGTAATCGGAGTCTATCCGCAAGGTGAGAAAGAAGTTTTCAAAGTCACGTTTCGCGATGGTTCGACCACACGATGCTGTCGAGAACATCTATGGTTTACGCAAACATGTTCGGAACGTGACAATGGACTTAACGGTGCTGTTCGCTCACTCGCCGAAATTCAAAAGCACCTCATTTACGGCACACGCCACAATCATCAGGTTCCGCGCGTATCTCCTGTCCATTTCAGGCAGCAACAGGAAGCATTGCCGTTAAATCCTTGGTTACTTGGAATGTACCTCGGAGACGGACACTGTGATTCATGCGTCAGTATCACCAATAGCGAAGAAGACATTCGGGCGAAAATTGCTCAAACTCTTCCGATGGGTGATGCTACCAGTGAACTAGAGCCAGAGCACGTCGGAAAGGGGTTACGAATTCGGCGAGAGCAAAGAAACAATGACCCATCCGAAACAAAAAAGGCTTTGTTATCGCTCGGTCTGACCACTTGCCAGTCGAACGAAAAATTCATTCCACCACAATATCAATTCGCTTCAATCGAAGACCGTTTGGAATTGCTTCGTGGTTTATTTGATAGCGACGGTTTTGTTACAAAGCCCGGCGCAATTGAATACTGCACAGTAAGTTCACAACTCGCACAAGATATTGTTTTTCTGGTTCGTTCACTCGGCGGTTCAGCCGTAACGAAAGAAAAAAATCCTACTTTCACCTATCGCGGTGAAAAACGGCAAGGACAAAAAGCCTATCGCATTTTTGCGTCCTTTCCACCAGAAATCATTCCGGTTTCGTCCGCCAAACATCGTGCAAAATGGAAAACCGCCGAATGGGTTATCCGGCATACTATCCGAAGTGTCGAATATGAAGGGATCGTGCCATGTCAGTGTATCCGTGTCGATGCTCCTGATTCGCTTTATGTTACCGATGATTTCCTCGTAACACATAATTCTACGTTTTCCGCCTGCGCACCCGACCCGGTCTTCATTCAGACCGAAGACGGACTGGGACAAATTGACGTACCGAAATTCCCGCTTGCCGAATCATTCGATTCGGTCATGGATAGTTTGAATGCGCTCTTGAATGAGGAGCATTCGTATCAAACGGTCGTCATCGACTCCGTCGATTGGCTCGAAAAACTTGCTACCTACAAGGTACTGGAAGGTTTTAAGGGCAAGACATCACTCGCGGAAATTGATTACGGTAAAGGCTATGCCATGCTCATTCCGCTTTTTGAGGCAGTCATTGACAGGCTCAATCAGTTGAGGCGAGAGAAGAAGATGAATATCGTTTGTGTTGCCCACAGTAAATTGGAAAAAATTGTCGATCCGACTGGTGCCTCCTACGATCAGTATGCTCCTCGCTTGGATAAAAGAATAAATGGTTTGCTGCGCGAATGGTGTGATCTTATCATTTTTGCAACCATTGAAATTTCTCGGACAACCGAGAAGGACGGTTTCAAGCAACGTGTTATTGCCAAGGCGGTCAGAGACCAAAGCGGCAATGACCGAGTTCTGATCCTCGAATCGACACCTGCCATCGTTGCAAAATCCCGTTATCGACTGCCCGTGAAGATGCCGTTAGATGGCGAGGCGTTTTTTGCGGCACTTTGGAGCATTATTCACACAAAACAACGATAAATTGCGGTACGGCTTGGCTCGGTATGGCTTGATGTGGTTGGGTGCGGCATGGTAGGGCACGCCACGTTTTGGCATGGATTGGTCAGGTATGGTTTTATTCTGTTTTCAGTTTTCGAGTGAAGACGGCAGAGTAAGTAGATTTTCAAATGAAAGGAATATTTTTCATGAGTAGTTCAAACAATGAGTGGCTAGGATTTGATCCTAATACAACTGAGGCTGCCGAATCATTTCGGGGCGGGCAAGACACGATTCCCAACGGCAGATACAAAGCCATTGCAACGTCGGCAGTGCGGAAGCATACCAAGTCGGGCAATGGATGGTTCTGGGAGATAACTTTTGCGGTTGCCGAAGGGCAATACGAAGGATGCACCGTCATCTTTCGATGCAACATGGTCAATCCATCCGAAGAAGCCGTTGCCATCGGGCGAAGCCACATGCGGCGGTTTTTGGATGCCATTGGCAACCTGAACCCGCAAGATGAGAGCGAGATGTGCAATATCGCCGTTTGGATTGAGATCGAGTGCAAGAAAAACTCGTACACCAATCGCAGAGGGGAGCAAACCGAAGGGATCAACAGCGAGATAGTGAAGATTGACCCATATTCCAATGCCCCTCCCCCCAAGCAGGAAACCGCAAAGGAACAATCCAAGGTTCCGCCTTGGAAACGGTAACCAACCTTGAAATTGATTTGAGGGCGTTTGCCCTCGAATCAATTCATAGAAGCCCCACATGAGGAGAGCAAAACAATGGTACACGATATTGCATTGACCGAAGAGGAAAAACGGAGCGAACAAGACCCAGTTCTTGCATCCCTCCTTGAACTGATTGCCGTACAAAAGCAAACGGCGGTCTTGCAGTATGAACACAAAATCCTTCCCGTGCTGTATCAGATGGACAGGGCAAATGAACGTGTTCTCAACGAATTGGATCACTGCCCGCACCAAGTGCTGGGAATGTTCAAAAATGCTAGTGCAGAATTGAAACGGCTTATTGATGAAATTGAGAATGGAGGCAAACAATGACGAAGCGAATCAACAGTAAATCCAAAGGAAATCGGGCTGAACTGGAGTTAAGCCACATGTTGTCAGAGCGATTCGGCGTACCATTCGCACGAGTCGGCGTAACAAGCGGTGCAAGACCGAAGCAGGTCAAACTCGACAGGCAAGCGGCGGAAACATTTACCGGCGATATTGTCGTGCCGAACGGTTTCCGGTTTTCAATCGAGAGTAAGGCAGTAAACGTCCAAGTTGACCTGCTTGCCAAGTCCGCACTGCTCGACAAGTTTTTGAAGCAGGCAGAAGCCGACGCAAAAAGCGTCGGCAAAATGCCGCTTTTGTGTTGGAAGCGAAACAGACGAGGTTGGATTGCCGCCGTGCCTTCACGGGCTTTTATGTTTACCGGTGCAACACTTCCGGCGTACTATTCACGGTATCAGGATTGGTTGGTCTGTAATCTCGAAGCATTGCTGGCTGTGAGAGTCCCACGCTTCTGGTTCACACTTGCCACAATTTTAGAGGAAAAAGAATAAAGACAGTAGATAACCGAAAGGAACGAACGATGACAAACATCCAGATTTTTTCCAATCCTGAATTCGGCGAAGTCCGAATCACGGAACACAACGGCGAGATCGCCTTTGTTGCAAAAGACATAATGGAGAGACTCGGCTATGCCCAGTTGACCAGCATCGGATTATCCATCAAGCACGTTCCTGACGAATGGAAGGGTCGTAATCGGATTATGACCCCCTCTGGAGAACAGGAAATGTGGGTACTGACAGAGCAGGGCTTGTATTTTTTCCTTGCCCGGTCGGATAAACCGCTTGCCCTACCGTTCCAAAAATGGATTGCCGGAGAGGTGTTGCCAGCGGTGCGCAAGACCGGCAGATATTCTGTTTCCCCACTTTCCGGTCTCGAACTTGTCGTTGCCGGATACACGGAAGCGATGAAGCAAATCAAATCGCAACAACGAACCATCGAAAAACAGCAGAAACGGATTGCAGAAGCCGCACCGAAGGAGCGGTTTTACGATCTGGTGAAGTATTCCAACGTCCTGTGCCATTTTCAGGGGTTGGCAAACGTCCTGTTTAACAATGGCATCGACATTGGTCGGAACCGCCTGATTCGTGATTTTCGGGGAGCGGGTGATGTTCAACAGTGCAAAGCACTTTTTACCCAAAAAGCACTGAACAGGCACATCGGACAGAACGTTCAAACAGGGATGTTTGACCACAGCGGCATAACACAGATGTCTTTCCGGGCATTTTTGAACCATCGAGGAATTTGTGAAGTGTTTGACCGGTACAAACTGACGCAAGAACAGCGTGATTCCGTGATGCAAGACCTGATGGCGGCAGACGAACCGCTCTCGGCAGAAGCCGGCAGCGGGACTCGTGATGACGGTGATAACGTTACCGAAGTGATACTCCCTCCTTTTTATTGTACCAAGCCGACGATGGCTTGAGCGGGAAAAAATACGACACCAAGCCGGATGCACCAGCAGAGGAGAATTTTATACGATGACAGCCTTTGACCGAATGGAACAACTGATTGACGAAACATACGACGTTTCAATGTTGGCGTTTGTCCTGCTCAAAAAACGCGAGTATGCGTTATGCCGGAGCAGGATGGACTGTTTGAAGATGTGCTGGTTTCCACAGGACAAGATTCCTGATGATTGGATCGTGATCAAGGACTCGCTATTTAGTGAATCCTTGCATGTACCGAGATTCGACAGGGACTATATGGGACGACAAATTGAAATAACGGTCGATGGATTGGAACGAAAAGTTTAAGAATGAGCATAGCGGAAGTGGTAAAAATCGGAGACGCTGCATTATTTCACGGCGATTGCCGAGACATTCTCGACGATTTATCGTTCGATGCCATCGTGACTGATCCACCTTACGGCGTTGGGCGATACACCCATAAAGCGTCTGAAGGTCGCCCTGTCGTAAAAAACCTACATAGCGGCGGGACTTGGGCGGCAAAGGAAATTTACAAAGACATTGATTGGGATGACGAAACACCGGACTTGACGTTCCTCTTGGAGCTCAATGTTCCGACGATGGTTTTCGGTGGAAACTATTTTGCTTTGCCCTCGAATCGGAAGTGGATTGTGTGGGACAAAGGGGAACCCTTTTATCGCCGAACCTTTGCGGAAGCAGAGTTGTGCTATTGCTCCTTCGACGGAAACACGAGGATTATCAAGTGTCTGCCGGAGAGTATGGGCTTTGGCAAACAAGCAAAAGTCCACCCAACGCAAAAGCCTGTCGCCGTGATGCAATTTTGCATTTCGGAGTTACCGAAAGGATTCGGAAATGTTGTCTGCGATCCATTCATGGGAAGCGGCACGACGGGCGTTGCTTGTGTGCGAATGGGTCGGAGTTTTATAGGAATCGAACAGAAACGGAAATACTTTTTGACAGCGTGTCAACGAATCAAAAAAACGTATGCCGAGTACAAAAACCAGTTTCCCGTTATTCGGGAAGCGATTGAAACATCACGGGGACTCTTTGAATGACGAACCAACTGACTTTTAACTTTGAGAAAGGCACAATGCGCAAAAAGGAACTGCGGCGTTGTCCACGATGCCACAAATTACCAAAAAACTTGGCAGACCCCAACATCGGCTTCGCTTACAGTTGCCTTTGCCGGTGTGCCATGCTGGGACGGTTTTCGATTTATGAAGAAACCGCTATTGACGATTGGAACCGCCTCGTGCAGAAACTGCAAAAGAAAATGGAAAAGATTAGACCACGAAAACGGAAAACTAAAAACTTTAACCCCTGAAGGAGAAAACAACAAATGACAATACTCGACAAAGAAACCACCGACGCTCTGTACACGGAACATGCCGAATTACAGGCATTATTCGAGGAGAGCGAAAAAGACCGAAAGCGGTTTTGGGAGCTGAACGATATTCTTTGCGCCCACGAAAAAGCCACAAAAAATCTGGAAACACGGCTAAAAAGAAACGGCATAAAAAAATATCGCAAGCATATACTCGAAGCCAATGGCAACATGTGCTTTGTTTGCGAGAACAAAATGCGATCCGTACTCATTGTACATCACATAATACCTGTCTCGGAGGGCGGCAATAATGAGATGGACAATCTTGTTGTTCTATGTCCTAACTGCCATGCGGTGGTGCATCGAGCGCAACAACTAAAACGGAGTGACAGGGACGGGAAAATAGGGAGACAAACCGACGTTCGCAATGACGTTCACAACGAATTCACGCGAAGACAGTTACAAAAACTGATGCCACTCATTTATCCAACAGTACCACCCTCAACCTTCAAATGAAAGTGAACCAAACTTTAACCGCCGAAAGGCAAGAAAGGAATGACCTATGACCATATTTCAATTTCATGAATTTGCGAACATTTTTCCACTGCTTGTCAAAGAAGAACTCAATGAACTCTGCGCTGACATTGAAAAAAATGGACTCACCGAGCCCATCACGTTCTACGAAGGGAAAGTCCTTGACGGACGAAACAGAGCGTCTGCTTGCCACAAACTGGGTATTGAGCCGGAAACCATCGAATACACTGGCGACGACCCGCTTGCCTTTGTCCTGTCTAAAAACTTGCACCGGCGGCATTTGACTACATCGCAACGAGCGATGGTTGCCGAGAAATTGGCAAATCTTTCAGAAGGAAGACCTGAATTAACTGCGCAAAATTGCGCAGTTAATCAATCAGAAGCAGCAAAACAGTTCAATGTGTCGCGGCGATCTGTCCAAGAAGCACGCAAGATTCGTACAAAGGCAGTTCCCGAAGTTGCCGAAGCGGTGGAAGCCGGAAAATTGCCCGTCTCGGTTGCCGCCAAACTTGCCGATGTTCCACCGGAACAACAACGGGAAATCGTCGCCAAAAAGGACAAGAAGGCGATCATTGCGGAAGTCAGAGAAAAGAAACAGCAAAAATGCAAAAGCGGTGCAGCCGCCTCTCGCCGCAAGACCATCGCAAAAGAGCCGGAACCGGACTTCGCCGAGCGGTATCGGCAATGGTTGGACGACCCCAATGAAAAGGAAACGCCCGTTCCCGAACAAAACGAGGAGGGAATCCTCAAATTGGCAATGCCTCTCGATCACCGGGCAATGTCCGCCGTCTTTATGAAAACATTCCGTAAAGAAAGCGAAGAAGTCCGGGATCGTATCATTGCCGAAGTAACACAACTGGCTTATGCGATTGGCAATTTGAATGATTAATTTCATAGCACACAACCATCCTGCCCCCAAAAATGACACTGCAACTCCGACCATATCAAACCGAAGCCGTAGAGGCTGTTTATGAGCATTTGCAAAGCCGAGACGACAACCCATGCGTTGTTATCCCGACAGCTGGGGGCAAGAGCCTTTGCCTCGCGCAGATATGTTCCGATGCTGTTCTGCGCTGGGGTGGACGTGTGTTGATCCTTGCCCACGTCAAGGAATTGCTGCAACAGAACGCCGATAAACTGCACCGCCTTGCTCCTGATGTTGACTTCGGGGTCTATTCTGCCGGATTGAACTCACGGGATACCAAAGAGCCGGTGATCATTGCCGGAATTCAATCAGTTTACGAACGGGCTTGCGAACTCGGAGCGTTTGACCTGATTTTGATAGACGAGGTTCACATGCTGCCGGAGTCCGGCGAGGGAATGTACCGAACTTTCCTCAAAGAAGCAAAAATCGTCAATCCCAATGTCAGGCTTATCGGTTTCACGGCAACGCCGTACCGCTTGTCCAGCGGAATGATTTGCAAACCGGAAAATCTGCTCAATCACGTCTGTTACGAAAAAGGAATCAAGGAATTGATCAACGAGGGGTATCTTTGCCGCATCCACACGAAAGTCCCTGCCCAGAAAATCGACTGCTCCGGGCTCCCTATTCGGAATGGCGAATTCCGAACCGATGATGTAGCGGAACTTTTCTCGACCGAAGCCGCCGTCCATTCGATTTTTACCGATATTTTCAAAAACACGAAAGACCGGAACAAAATCCTGATTTTCTGCGCCGATGTTGCGCAAGCGACGCTCTTCAAACGGGAAATCGAGCGAGTTGCCGACGTTGGTTTAATCACCGGCGAAACGCCAGCCCACGAACGTGCTGAACTCATCGCACGATTCCAAGATAAACCAAGCGGGCTTTTGAAGGAACTCAAACCGCTCCGATGGCTCGTCAATGTAAATGTTCTGACAACCGGCTTCGATACTCCGGCGATTGATTGTGTTGTGATTGCCCGACCAACAATGTCTCCCGGACTGTTCGTGCAGTGCGTCGGGAGAGGTTTCCGCCTTGCTCCCAATAAAACGGACTGCCTGATTCTCGATTACGGCGGTAATATCCAGCGGCATGGGTGTGTTGATGCCATCCGAATCAAAACGAAAGCCGGGGGCGGTGGCGGCGATGCGCCGATCCGGGAATGTCCGCAGTGCCACAATGTTCTGCCGATCAGCCTTTCCCGATGTGCCGAGTGCGGATACGTCTTTCCCATGCCGGAGCCCGAACAAAAACTCGATTCTACTGCCAGCAAGGACGGTATTCTGTCTGGGCAAATCACCGAAAAAGAATTTTCTGTGCTGAATGTCTCGTACTCCAAGCATTTTAAGAAAAACGGGGCACCGGACGATCCGCCGACACTCCGCATTGATTACGAAGTCGGTATCAACGAATTCGTTTCCAAATGGGTCTGCCCGGAACACAAAGGCTGGGTGTGGTCGAACAAATTCGTCCCTTGGTGGAAACTGCGCACCGATATTGCCCCACCGACCACTGTTGACGATGCTCTGCACTTTTCACCGTATTTTGCTATGCCGCAACGGCTCACGGTCATTGAAACGGCGGGGCAACGATTCGCCGAAGTCCTCGAACACGATTTTACGGAAAAGCCAGAAGTGAAGTCTGATGACGTGATGCCAAAAATGTGTGGTGATTGCGGACAGTTTTATAGAGGCGACTGTCCCTATCAGACCGGTCTTTTCGGGTCGGAGACGGCATGCGAGCATTTTTTAGACTTGAGGAGGATTGCTGAACCAGAAGGGATACCATTTTGATAAGTTTCAAGGAAGTTGCATTGCAGTACATTGAGGCAGGACTTTGTGCGTTTCCGGCGATCAGGTCGCAGAAGCGTCCGATGGGGAAGTGGAAGGAATATCAAAACCGCTTCCCCACCGAAGCCGAATGGGAAGGCTGGAAATTCGCCGATGCCGTCTGTCTCGTGTGCGGCAAAATTTCCGGCAATCTTTTGATGATTGATTTTGATCAACAGGGTAAGGCACTCCCCGAATTTCAGAACAAGATCGACCCGGAACTTTACAAACGGCTCGTGATCGAACAATCGCAGTCCGGCGGGTTTCATATTATCATTCGTTCGACCGAGCCGGCATGCGGCAACGTCGTTCTTGCCAAAGATTTTTTGGGGAAAGTCCTCATCGAAACTCGTGGCGAAGGCGGGATTTTTCTCTGCGCTCCCACACCAGGCTATGAATTGGTACAGGGCGACTTCAATTCCATTCCGGTACTTCACTCCGACGACGTTGAAACACTGCTCAAAGCCGCATGGTCGCTCGATCAACAGACGGCGGGAGAAGACGGCAGCAGAGGTGCTCCCGCACCGCTTGCGTCTGGCTGCCGTCCGCCGTTTGCTGTCTGCCGTCTGCGTAGCAAGACTCCGATGGAAGATTACAACGAGCGGGGGCGAGAGGATTTCAAAAAACTCCTCGAAAAGCATGGATGGCAATTCGTGAAAAATGGCGATGACAACGAATGGTGGCGGCGACCGGGTAAAAACTCTGGGCATTCGGCAACGCTCCACCACCAAAAACCAACGTTTTACATCCATTCCGTCAACTGTACTCTCCCCGATCAACAAGGTTACTCGCTCTTTTATGTCTATGCCCATTTGGAACATGGAGACGACCATAAAGCCGCCGCACGGGAACTTGTCGCTCAAGGTTACGGCGACACCTTTATACAGGAACCCGTGGAACTGCCAGACTTTATTACAGAATTCCCCGAAGAAGAAACAGACGACGCGGAGGACGATGAAACAGAGGAGAGCGAGGACTGTCCCGAAATGTTTCCGGCACATCTTTTGAACGTGCCGGGGTTTGTGAATGAACTCTCGCAATTTATCAATGAAACCTCCTTTGTGCTTCAACCGGTCTATGCTCTTGCGGCGGCTCTTGCCTTTCAAGCATTGCTCTGCGCCCAAAACGTCAAAGACCCGACCGGCATACGCTCGAACATTTACCTGATCGTTGCCGGTCGATCTGCTTCCGGCAAAGAACGGGGACGCGCAGTCATCAAAGAAATCATCACCAAATTGGAAAATACCCCTGAATTCAAAGGCTTTTACTCTCCAAAAAAGTTTATTCTGGAAGAGACGGCATCGTATCCCGCCCTTGTCCGGCATCTTGAAGCCAATCACGGCGCACTCCTCTGGCTCTGGGATGAAATGGGGGTTGTGTTTCCCTCGCTCAATAATGACCGAACCTCGTATCTGTCCGGCATTATTCCGGTCATTATGCGGTTGTACTCCTCTGCGGATTCGATTTTTCTGCCCCACGCACGGGCAGGAAAAGATGATACCTTGCCTGCCATCCAACAACCCAATCTGGTACTCTACGGCACATCGGTCAAAGATAAACTCTTCAATGCTTTTTCCATGGATACTCTGACGGACGGTTTCATTGGACGACTCATGATTTTTGAAGGGGACGATTCTGCCAAAAGACGCAAGTTACATCAAATCCCGCAAGTGCCGACAAGGTAGGCAGCAACCACCTTGTCACAGCCACTAATTTCAAAAATGCTCTAATCAAGAAAACCAACGAGGTCCTGGCTTCGGGTCGGTTGTTGCAATTTGCGTACTGCTTTTGCCTCGATCTGACGGATACGTTCGCGTGTTACCTTAAAGATGTGTCCTACCTCTTCCAATGTGTAACTGTATCCATCGCCAAGGCCGTAGCGTAATTTGATGATCTCCCGCTCCCGATAACTTAGTGTTTTTAGCACTTTCGCAATTCGAACCCGGAGCATCTCTTGTGTTGCTCCTACCACAGGATTCTCCGCAGCGCTGTCCGGCAGTAAATCTCCGAAATGCGAATCCTCACTGTTCCCGACAGGACGGTCAAGGCTGATCGGAAAACGATTCATTCCCAAGATGCGCCGAGTTTCCTCTATCGAAAATTTTGCTTCTCGCGCTACCTCGTCCACCGTCGGTTCACGCCCTGTTTCTTGCGCCAACTTCCGGGAAATGTTCCGCATTTTTGTCATCGTTTCAACCATGTGAACCGGTATGCGAATTGTCCGACTTTGATCTGCCACTGCTCGTGTAATTGCCTGACGAATCCACCAAGTCGCATAGGTGCAGAATTTGAACCCGCGCCGATATTCAAATTTATCGACCGCCCGCATCAATCCTGCATTGCCTTCTTGAATCAAATCGAGGAAACTCAAACCACGATTTCGGTACTTTTTCGCAATCGACACAACAAGCCGAAGGTTACCTTCGGAAAGTCCCTTTTTCGCTTCCTGATATTGAGCGAACAGTTCCTTTACGTACTTGATTCGGTTTCGGAGGCTGGTGGGTGTTTCCTGCGTCAGTTGCAGAGTGTGCCGGTATTCATCGACGAGTTGTCGGCGTTCGTGTTCGGGACGACCACTTGCTCTGTGGTGTTTAATTTGCGATTTCAATGTGTCCACCCGCCGGCTATAATCTTCCAACGTTGGAATCATTGTTTCAATGCGCTGTGTCCGAAGCCCCAGTTCTTCGATAAGCCGGACGGCACGCCGCCGCGAACGCCCTAGCCGATGCCATGCCGCCTGTTTTTCTTCCGGCGAGCGGGAAAGACTTGTTGCGATCTGATAATCCCGACGATTCCGGCGAAACATTCCATCCAGCGTCCGTAAATTGGGTAGAAGCCGCCGCATAATTTGCTGCTTCTCCAAATTATCGGAAACAGAAACCTGCACGGTACGGTCAAAAGGAAGGTCATCCCGTTGAACCCGCTTGAGAATGCGAAAAGCATGTTGCATCACATAATCACATTCTAGCAATTTTGCTCGAAATTTCCGCCGTGTCGATTCGATTTTACGGGCAAGTTGGACTTCTTCATGACGTTTTAGGAGCGGAATTTCTCCCATCTGCGTCAGATACATCCGCACCGGATCGTCCGACCACGTATCAGTGGCTTCAAGTTCAAGCAACTTTTCGTCAAAGAGTTCAGCAATGTCATTCTCCTCATCTTCAATATCATCGGCGAGCAGAGAATCAACCATTTCTTCTTCGTCAATTTCTACATCCTCAAGTTGGAGGAGTTCATCGCCAGCTTCGAGAGGGTCATTAAAATCATCTAAAATAGAATCGTTGTCGTACATGTTTTATAACGGGGGGATGGAGGACTAAATTGGAAACAACAACTACTACGTTCGGCGTGAAGGGATGTATAGGTTTTTTTGCCAAATTTTTGGATTTTTAAATTGGCGTAAGGATATCATCCCAAACGCAAGTTAAATCGAAACTATATATTTTTCACGCACGGGCACTATGCTCTGATATTTCTATTATACATTACAAAACAGCATTTCGCACTAAAATTCCGCCAAATGGTAGAATTTTTTGGATGGATAGCTTGGACAATCCCACAAATTACCCATATTAACCTTCCAAAACCAGAGGAAAAACATACCCGAATGCGCATCAACTCTCCCCTTACATTATCTATTATAGCATAGGTCTGGGAGAAAATCAAGGATGGGGAGATTGGTTTGCCTCGTGAACTGCCCGATGGGTGCATAAATATCCTCCCTCTTGCGCGATTGGGGAATATCGGTAAAATAAGTCATTTCGTATTTCCTACTTTCATCCCTTGTGGGCGGCTATCATTGACAAAGCCCTGTTCTGGAAAAATAGGTATTCTGGGCAAATGTCGTTACTTTTTTCCAAATGACCAGAGCCTAATTCCGGGG